TTAAAAGAAAAAGAAAGCAAGATGCTGATAGAGAAGCAGAAGCATTAAAACAACAGATGACTGCACAAACACAGTTCCAGTCTCAGCAAATATCCGCTCAAGCAGCACAACAAAAAATACAGTTAGAGGGTGAAATGAAAATGAGAGAGAAACAAGCAGAGGTTGCTTTTGAGATAGAGAAGTTGAAAAATGAAGCAGCTCTTAAACAACAGTTAATGACTTATGAGTTCCAACTTAATATGCAGCTAAAAGGTGTTGAAGAAAGTCAAATAAACAAAAGGGAAGAAGGTAGAGAAAAAGCAAAGTCTGATAGAATAAGTCAACAAAATACGGAGCAGTCTCAATTAATTAATCAGAGAAAAAAAGATTTACCTCCAATTAATTTTGAGTCCAAAGAAGATAGTTTAGATGGGTTTGATTTAGCAGAGTTTGAACCCAGATAAAATAAATAAAATAATTAGTAACTTTGCATAATAAAATCAAATCAAATGGAAATTAAAGTAAAAGAGTACGATGCTGGACCGCAAAAGTCTAAGGCACAAGTAGAAGAAGAATTATTACAAAAGCACGAAGCCGAAGTAAGCGGTGAGAGTGCAGAAGAAACTAAGGTAGAAGCAGTTAAGGTAGAAGCAACTAATAAAACAGAAGAACCTACTAAAACTGAAGAAACCGTAAAAGAAGAACCCGTTGTGGAAGAAAGGCCACAAATGGGGGAACAAGAAGTTCTTTCATTTATTAGGGAAAAGTATAGTAAGGAGGTAGAGTCTATTGATGACTTACTTGCTAAAAGAGAGCAAGAAGAGTTACCAGCAGATGTAGCTACTTACTTACAATACAAAAAAGAGACTGGTCGAGGATTTGAAGACTTTGCTAAAATTAGTAGAGATTATAGTAAAGAAAGTCCTGATCAAGTATTATCTATGTACTACGCAGAGATGGAAGAAGGTTTAGATAGAGATGAAATAGACTATCTACTTAACTCTAAGTTTGGAACTGATCCAGAAGTGGATTCAGAAGATGACATTAAAAAGAAAAACATAGATAAGAAAAAAGAACTTGCAAAGGCTTTGAAACACTTTGAAGGTCAAAAAGAAAAATACAAAGTTCCTGTTGAGTCAATGGGCACTAAAATTTCTGATGAAGACCAGCAAATGTTAAAAGCCTATCAAGAACAAGTGGAGAAATCCAAGGAAGCTCAAAGCTTAGCCCAAAAGCGAGCAGAGAGCTTTCAGGAGAACACCAATAAATTGTTTACTGAAGAATTTAAAGGTTTTAAGTTTAACATCAGTGATAAAGAATATGTTTATTCTCCTGGCGATTTCAACGAACTGAAGAAGTCTCAATCTGACATTATGAACTTTATATCAAAGTTTACTAATGATCAAGGAGAGATATCTGATGTAGTTGGATATCACAAGTCGTTGTCAATGGCAATGAATCCTGAAAAGTTCGCAAAATATTTTTACGAGCAAGGGGTGGCATCAGCGGTTAATGAGTCTGCTAAAAAATCTAAAAATATAAATTTAGATATGAGGCAAACTCCGCAAGTGACATCAAAACAAGGATTTAGTGTTAAAGCTACGACTCCCTCGTCTAGGCGAGGATTGACAATTAGGTCACCAAAAAATAAATAAGTTAAACATTAAAAATAAAAAACAATGAGTTTAAATATACCAGGTTTCGCTCTACAGCCAAGTGCTACTAGAGTGCCAACCGCAACAAACTATATGACAAGTTTTGATTTTTTGAATCAATACTTGCCAGACACCTATGAAAAGGAGTTTGAAAGATATGGTAATAGAACTATTTCTTCATTCCTTAGAATGGTGGGTGCTGAGATGCCTTCTAACTCTGACCTTATTAAATGGGCAGAACAAGGTAGATTGCACATTAAATATACAGACGTAAAAACTGCTAATGCAGCTGCTGCTGATACTGTTGAATTTGAAGTAGATGATGTGTTAATCCCTGCTAATCAAGTTATGGCTCCAGCTACAGCATCTCAAATCGCTATTAGAGTAGGACAAACAGTTATGATATCTGGAAACGCTGGTTTTGCTAGTATTTCTAATAAAGGTATTGTCACAAGTCTTGATTTACCAAATGACAAGTTTACAGTAAAACTTTTTGAAGCTGGTGGATATACTGGTGTTGGTACTGGCGTAACTGCAACTGAAAGAGTAAGTGTTTTCATTTATGGTTCTGAATTTAACAAAGGAGCTGACGCAATGGAAGGTTCATTAGAGCCATTTGACACTATTTTAGAAAACAGCCCTATTATCATAAAAGATAAATATGCTGTTAACGGTTCTGATATGGCTCAAATTGGGTGGGTAGAAGTATCTACTGAAGATGGAGCTGATGGATACCTATGGTATTTAAAAGCAGAGCACGAAACAAGAATGAGGTTTGAAGACTACTTAGAAACTGCAATGGTAGAAGCTGTTAAAGCTGAAGCTGGATCAGGAGCTATTGCTGATGTCAAAGGATCTGAAGGATTGTTTTCTGCTATTGAATCAAGAGGTAATATTTTTACAGGAGCTATTACTGCTTTATCTGATTTTGATTCTATTATTGAAAGATTAGATAAGCAAGGAGCTATTGAAGAAAATGTTCTTTTCTTAAACAGACAAACA